AATGTACAACTTACCCGTGAATTAGCAAGCGAAATTAGGAGTCTTTTTTCTTACGTGCAACTGTCGTTTTTTGACAGGATTCATTTACCAATGCCTCACGAGGTTGACGATGTTGAGGACGCACAGCAGCAGGTTGCCCAATGCGCCGATAATAACCCATTTATTCGCCATTTTACACCCATTCCCCGGTCGAATACTCGTACCCGTGCCAATCGGGCAATTCGGGCTCCTTGACCCTTCGCCCCTTTTCCCGCCCGAGGGCGAGCCTGGCCTCGTAGCGTTCCAGGGCGTACACCTGGGAGCGCTTGTTGATTCCGGGTAGGAATTTCCCGGCCTTGATTAGGCAGAATTCCTCGGGCGTGTACTTGTGACATTTTGTCCCTTTCTTGATAGGCATTCGTCTACCTCCCGGCCACGGCCAGCGCAATGGCCGCGATTATTGCAAGTGTCGCCTGCAGCATCATCGTTCATTTCCCCTTCTTCTTGTAGCCCTTGCACACCATCCACGGCTGGTTTTCTTGCCACCACCCCTTCGGCAGCTTGGCGAGAAGGTCCTTGGCCTCCGCCATGTCCTTGTCCGTCAGCGGTCGGCAATCCCTGTTGCTGTTCAGGAAATAATGGTCCATGCCGAGGTGGACAGCCTCGCATATCTTCCACTGCCTTTTCGTCAGTTCATTCGGTTTCAGTTTTACGGCCATGGCTTGTCCTCCTTGTGCTTGTTTATTCGCCTTACGAAAATTGCGTAGTCTATCCACTTGTAGATGAAATAAGCGGCTAACGCAACCACTACTCCAAACGTCAACAACATGTCTAGGCTAACATAGTCGTTGATTTCTTCTTGACTGAACATCGTTATTCCCTCCTGCAATTAGGCTCGCCGCCCTTGGAGTCGGGAATCCAGCTGGACTTGTGGTTCTCGCATAATTCCACAAGCCATTTCGGGAAATCGTAGCTGTTCATATAGGCTCCGCTTCTCATGACGTCTTGAAGTTTGATTACGTGTGAAACGCTACCCATTCTCGCCTCCTTGAATTGTCTGCCCGATTTCCACGACCTTCGGCTTTCTGCGTTCGGCAATGATTTTGCGCAGGTCTTTGATGCACTCGTCGCAAATCGGAAACTTCATGGCCCTTAATTCGGTTATATTGTTGTCGCAGGTCGCGCACTTGAAATTCGGACCATTGGTAGTCAATTCTTTAATCCTAATGAATCCCGTTTTATCTGCCATTTTTCCTCCATTTCTTTTTCAAGATGTCGGTCAAGGAATTTTTATTGAGCATGATGCTTGTGTAGAATGTCGCGACAAACCTCGTCTTGTCATCTCTATCTACTCGCCTGCTGGCCTTGCCGCGAAACACGATCCGGTGGCAGGCGTTGTAGATGTGGTTGAATCGGTGGCCTCCCTTGCGGCATGGCTTAAAATTGTCGTAGCATTTCATAAAAGGAGCAAGGCCGCCCTCGCCATAAACAACGCTACCTATGTAGCGTCCATGCTCGTCTTTCCCGTCTAGTGTAAACCAGGAGTATCTTTTCATTTTATCTCTTCCTTGTTTGGAAAGTCACACCGCCAAAATGGATCCCGACTGCGGAACAATAGTCCTCCGCATCATTTCTGCAACATTCCCTGCACATAAATTCTGCGTTTGTCCAATCACTAATCACTTCACATCCCCACACAATCGGGTCGCCGCAGATGTGGCACTTCCTCATTCGCTTGTGAGCGTTCCTGATGTGGTTGTGGCGGTGTCCGCCTTTGCGGTTGGGCTTGAAATAAATGTCGCAAGTCCGTTCATCCGGTAATATTGCAGGGCCTACCAGCCTAAAAAGCGGTGGTTCGCCTTCATGCCAATCCGGATGTATAATCGTGTACCAGCTAAACCTTTTCATTTTATACCTCCCAAAAATGCGGCTCAAATCCACCGCCTACGTCTCTTTCGAGACTTGCTTCCCATATCGCTTGACTATCGCATTTTCCACCACAGAAGTCAAAGCCTTCTTCGTGGATTCCCTTGTTTTTTCTAAACCAATTCCCGCAAACGTTACAAATGCAGTAGTTGCGTCTATGATGGTGACCGCCTTTCATGTCGCGGTAGAAATCGAACTCCATTTTTTTCATTTCGGAAATAGTCATTTCCTCAAATGCGGCGTGGGCGCAGATTATCTCTTTCAGTCTTTTACCGCCGTACGCTTTCAGCAGTTTCTTTTTCTGCTTGGCGTGGCCCTTTCTCTTGAGTACGTACGGCGCCTTCTCGCGCAGTTGTGCGATGCTTTTCATTTTTCAACCTCCGTGAATTGCCAGCTCTGCGGCGGGCGCTTCAATCCGAATTCTTCCAGCGATTTCGGCGTGTCAAATCTTAAAGCTCCGACGCAGCACCATCCATGCAAACAACGACTGTTGTTTTGGTATTTCTGCAGCTCGTCAATTGGCACGCAACCGCTGCCAATAATGTCAATCCCGCGCTCCTTGTACTGGTCAATCCATGATTTTTCGTATGCATCCAAAAGGTAATGCTTGTCAAAAATGAAGCTTCCTGTAATTTTCTTTATCGGTGCGGTTTCGTAGATGTAGACAATATCCCCTTTGTCGGCTCTCAAAGGAAACGTCTTTCTCCACTCAATCGTTTTCTCTCCCTCGTAAATCAGTTTCGCCCACTTGGGGTGGATGGAAAGGATGATGTTCATTCCCGTTCTCCTATTGCTCGTTGTAGTTTGGTACATACCGCCTGCCCGCTGACCTCACCGTCCAGCGTTCCTGCGGATTCCATTTGTTTAGGTCGTGACAGCGCCTTGCCGCGCCCCAGCGCGTCGGGCGGCTCGATATTTCGGACTTTTGACTAATGAGCTCGACGCATCGAAAATGTTCATTCCAGGTTCCCATTTTTTCTCCTATGGTTAATGGTTATCTCGGCTGGCGGGACTCGAACCCGCATCAAGGGCATTCAAGTGCTCTATCCCTTCACGCACTCAAGCTCTAACCATTGAGCTACAGCCGATTGTGTTTAGGTCTCGTCCAAGAGCGTCTTGATGCGCTTTGTCAGGACATCCTTCTGTTCCTTAAGTGCGGCGATGCTCTTCTCGATGAATTCCACCTCGTCCTTTTCGTTGTCGGACTTGGCCTTCTCAAGGTCTATGGTCTTGAACTTGATAGCGTCATAGACGCGGTCGCGTTCCTTGGCAAGGCTCACTATCTTTTCGGAAGGCGTCTTTTCTCGGCTTGAGATAATCTTGAGAAATTCATCGAAGGACGGGATGTCTTTCGTTTCATTCTTGTTGTTCTGTTCTTCTGCCATCTTATTGTTCCTTTGCACGTTCATCGTGCGGTTGTTTGTTGTATCGGTTCTCGTTCAAATCCACTCGCCCTTCGGGGTTTCCTTTTCGTAGTCGAAATCCGGCTCCGGGGCGTCCTTCCTTTCGCGTTTCGCGAGGCGGTAGGCCTGCCGCTGGCTCATGCCTTGCGACATGAATTCTTGTACCTTTGCGTTCATCTTCTGAGCTCCTTGTCGATTGCGTTGAAAAATTCTTGTTTGAGTTTGATGAACTTATTGTATTTCTCACATAACCTGTTCCAATCTTCTGTCAGCCGTGCAATCTCCGCATCCTTCTTGGCGAGGAGCGCATCAACGTCGTCCGCATCGTAAACCCAATATTCTCCGAGTTCTACGGAACCTTGCTTAATCGCTTTCAGTTCCTTGCAGGTTGTCTCGTTCGCCTTCTCCTCCTCGGGCGTGAGGTAGCCCTTCCAGCGGACCACTTCGTCGCATAGCTTGTTACCCATAAAGGGCTCGTTCTCCCAATACCCGCCGCACCACATCGAGAGCGTGTCCGAGTATCCGTTCGAAACGATGAAGTTTCGACCCTCCATGTCCTCGCTCGGCTTCTCCTTCGCGAAATCGTGCCACCTATCTTCCGTCGCCATTTCCCAGCTCCTTTTCGATTGCATTGAAAAAATCCTTCATCGGCACCCACGCGACGACCCCGTTGTAGTCCGCTACGAATTCCGTGCGCTTGATTTCGTAAGGGTATTCGTAGCATTTAACAATGGCATCTTTACCGAAATACACCAGGACGTACTCGCCGTCGCGTTCCGGGTCGGGCCACGTCGTTTTGTCGTCGAGGTCGAACTTGCGGACCTCAATCTTCGGGCGCACATCGTCGGCCCTTACGGGTGTGTACAGCGGCTCCGGCCCGTGCGTGTGGAGGTGGTGAGGCTGGATCATGCTATTGCTTCCTTTTCTTTTTTCTTGCGTTCGTGGTACATCTTATTGTATTCCTTCTTGTATGCCTTTCGTTTCGGGTCGTTCTTTCGCTTTTCCTCGTAAGCCTGTTTCCATGCGATACGCTTGGGGTCGAGTTCGCGCTTCTTCATCTGTTCTCTTCTGCGCTCGATGACATCAGGTCTCGCCATGTAATCTTCTACCCATTTTTTTCTTTTTTCGGTCTTGGCACGTTTCCTGTCGTTAATCCTTCCAAGCTCACGCCTGCGCTCTTTGTGCTCTTCATCCCACCGCTTGATATTCTTCTTGTTCCGCTCCTGGTAAATCTTCACCTTGTCCGGATTTGCCTTGCGCCATTTCTTGTTGTATTCTACCTTTCGCCTTGTCAATGGGTCTTTTATGCGCTGCGGTTTGTACGTGTCCCTATGAGATTCTATTCTTGCGGCGATAAGGGTTTCCCAATTCTTCATGTCTACACCTTCTTGAAGAGGAATTTCCATGTCAAATGCTTGATGTCAATCAAGAAGTACCTAGTACCCTTTCTCGGTTCAGTTGCATCCATGTTACGCTCGTCAATCCATCCGTTCAGTTCATACATGGCATTTTCACTTTCATTCTCCGGGACTTCCTTCCAGCCCTCGGCCTTGAACCCTCGCGCGATTTCGTCGGCCTTCTTGCGCTTCTTTTCGTAGCACATGCCGCAAATGTCGCCGTACAACCAACGCCATTTTTTTCCGCACTCGGCGCACTTTTCCATTTGTTTATACGATGCGTACTTCATAAGCCCAGCGCGCTTTATTTCGTGCTGTTCTGCCGTTTCGCATTTGACGAAATCGTCGCACAGATAGCTCCATTCTCCACGGTTCTTTCCTTCCAGGTGTAACTTGCAACAGCACTCCGTATGGTTGTTTTCGTCATACAAGTCGTGATAGAAGAAGTGGATGCACTGCTCGCAGTATTTCTTCTGCGCATCCGGGTGTTTTTTCTTGTAATCGCACTCTGCGCAAAATCCGCTGTCTACCGGATTCGCCACCTTTTCGCCGCAGCACGGGCAAACGTACCACCCGTTTTCATCTCGCAGTTCTTTGAATTTGTCTTGTTTTTGGTTTCCTTCATCATCTTCATCGGCATCTTCGTCGGCAAAAGCTGTCTTTTCCCAACAATCCACGCACAGCTTTTTGTCTTCATAATCCATTATTTCATGGCTCGGGATGTTGCGACCGCATCCGTCACACGGCGTAGTGTATTGCTTTTCTGCTTCCGTTGACGTTATGGCTTTCTGGAATTCATCGATTGCATCGCGAATCATCTTTTCCGGAATCTTGTGGTCTTTCGATATATGCGACCGGAGATTTTGTTCGACCATCAGCGTCACATTCGCGAAGTGTTCATGGACGTCGAAATTGCTGGAACCGTATCCAGGATAACACCCTCCTCCGCAATTTTCGCCCATCAGGTCGAAGGAATAGTAGACCGTTGGGTATTCGAGCGCGCAATGGATCGTAATTCGCGGATAGCACTTGCTCTTGGACTTGTAGACGTCTATATCGATGCGGTTGTCGATGAACACGCCGTGTTCATTCATGATGGCGTTCTTCCAGGAAGTGCAGATGTTCGGCTTCCTGGTGTCGCTTGCCCGGTCAAGGTCGCTCAAGAAAGAGAGTTGCTCGCTCATGCCTTACCTCCTGCATACGGCGGATTCATGATTGTGTTTTCGTACTTGAGCATCTGGAACATGTCGGGCTCGAAGCTCGAGAGAACACGGTCTTTTGCCGCGTTGAAAAAGTTGCGGTCTACCTCGAATCCGTAACTCTTTCTGCTCATTTTCTGCGCTGCGAGAAGCGTGGAGCCGCTACCGCAGACGGGGTCTATTACTACCTCGCCCTCGTCCGAGAAAATGCTTATAAGGCGTTGCAAGAGCTGGACGGGTTTCTGCGTGGGGTGAATCTTCGGCGTTTCGGTGTCGCGTTGCCAGTCCATGCAGTTGAAAATCATCTTGCCGTTGTTGTTGAACTTCGGCAATTTGTTCCGATAGAAAATTAAACCGTATTCGCAGTTGCCCACGACCTTCATATTCGCTTTCAGCACTTGCGCGGAGAAGTCCTTGCGGAACACCAAATTGATGTAAATCGGGAGCCCGTACTTGCGACCAAGTTCTATAAATTTGAACTGTTGCTCGAATTCGCAGAACAGGATCATGCAGGGAGCCTTCCCGCTTTCCTTCGGTTCCTTGACGAGCATCTTGGTGCAAAAATGCATGAACTCGGCGGGACGGAACTCGTTCTCGCTGTTAAAGAACTTTTTACCAGCCTTGTCGCTTTCCCCGTTCTTGTTGTCCCCGGCAACGTACCATGAAGGGTTGGAGCCGTATGCGTTCGTGCCTAAATTGTACGGAACATCTGCGATAATTAACTGCGCCTTCGGGATTTGGTAGACCTTGTAATTCTGGAAGGAATCTCTGTAAAGGTGCATGTCGTATTTGTGCCATTCGTTGTTCATTGTCTTGTTCCTGTTATTACTGAATCAAGTCAGTTATGTCCTTCGTAGCAGTACCAGTCAAGAAAGGATATTTTGTCTGTCATAGTGCCTCCAGCAAGTTTTTTACGCCTTCGGCGAAAATCTTGTAGTAGTGGTGGTTGTCCTGTTCGCGTGCGGATTTTTCAGCCTTCTGCAATCGGTTGTCGACCGCATTCGCGAAGTTTCGCAGGATGTTCAGTTCCTCGTTCATCGGAGTCATGCGCTCAACGATAAACCGAGAGAGAATTATCTCCCATTTCGTCGTGAACGCACCGTTTCCGATGTTGGCCTTGACGTTACCGAGGAATTCCTTTATGTCGGCGTTCGCAAGTCGGTCTATTTTCGCCTTGCGGTTGTCCTCGGCTATCTGGGCAGGGGTGCGGGAGTCGGCTTTCTGCGGAATTTCGCCACGATCCATCGCCTCAATCTCGGCAAAGATGGCATCAAGCCTCGCCCGTTCCTCTTCCGTCTTGATTTTTGCCAGTGCCATCGATTATGCCCTTGAGTTCGTTTTCGAGTTTTTGTGCTCTCTTCAGTGCGGCTGTTCTGTTCGCTTCCATGTCTGCGAGTCGTTTCCCCTTGAGCGCTTCGCCTCCTGCTTTTTCGATTCTCAGGAAAGCTGTGTAAAGTCCTTCCAGGAATTCGTTGCGCTGGTTGTTGACTTCTACGAGTTTTTCATGGAGTCGCAAGCACTTTTTCGCGAGGGCGATTTCGAGTTCAGTCTTTACCCCCCCCCCTTGTAAAGTTTCGTTTGCAATCCTCTTGACGTCCGTCATTGTTATTTCGATGTGCATCTTGATTTTCCTTTTGGTTGAGTTTCTGTTCAAGTTCCCTGGTGTATTCGAGGAGCTGGTTGCGTTCGACCGTCAGCGCGTCGTAGGCGTCGTGCCATTTTTTGACCTCGCCTTCGAGCTGCTTGGCGTATTCCTTGTATTCTTCTAAAGTTTGCATTCGAGTTCCTTTTCCCCTTTTTTTAATTCTGCCCCGCGTACCCGTACCAATCCAGGAATTCCCGAACCGGGATGAACACCAGGGCGCCCTTCACCCTGCCGCCGAGGAACGGCATGTCCATCTCGCCGCGCCTGGTTTTCTTGACCCAATTGAGGATGGTGTTCCTGGATTTCATTCCTATCGCTTTCGCGGCTATCGTCGGCGTCCAGCAGAGCTTGTCGAGAACCTGGGTGACCGGGTACTTGGCGCACAGCTTGAGGTATTCCTCGTTTCTCATGGTTTTCCCCTTCCGTTTGAAAAATGGTGCTTGAGGTCCATCGGTACGACTTCTTTTGGTTAGTGTGTAATTCGTAAAAACAATGGAGTCATGATGCCCCTCAAGCCTGCGTCGCGATCGTTGGTTCACGCGTCGCATTTTTGTTGGCCTCCGGGTGCGGTACGTAAGGGACATTGTGTTGATTTGGTCAAACTATGCACCCATCGGCCTTATTGCTCCGTCGGGAATCGAACCCGCATCTGCTACTTATTACGCAGCCGCTCTGCCGTTGAGCTACGGAGCACCTGTCCCTCTCACGGGACAATTTTGTTTAAAGGGTTGACCCCCGGAGGCGAAACAAAAAAACACAAAAGAAATACCTCCGGGGGGTGCCGGACCACCCGGCTAGCCGAACATGTCGTTGTCCTCGGGGGTCGACTCCTGCGTCGGCCCGACACCCGCATCGACGGGTTCGGCGTTTACTTTCGTGGGGGCGGCGTCGGCCTTTTCTGCGGGCTGTGCGGCCTTCTTCGCGGCGGGTGCCTGCTTGGCCCCGGCTGCCTTCGTGTCGGCCTCCTTCTCGGCCTTCTCGTCCATCACGGCCTTCCAGGTCGTCTCGCCGTCCTTGATGGCGGAGTAGATGGCGCGGAGCGTCTGCAGCTCGTTGGGGTCGAGCGCGGAAAGCTCGTGGCCGATGTAGTCCTTCAGCATTTCCACCTGGACACCGAGCTGCGCGAAGGCGTCGATGATGCGGTTCTTCGCGGCGTCGGGGTTCTGCGCGTCCTGCCTGGTCTGCGTCTGCCTGACGTAGAAGAGCGCCTCGTCGACCAGGTCGCCGGGAATGAGGCGCAGGCCGAGCGTGCGGACCGCCTTCGAAATCAGCGCGTTCTGCTTGTTGAGGATGTCGTCGTCGGTGCCGTGCAGGATGTACACGGGCTTGCCGTAGGAGTTGGTGCGGACGCGGATGGGCTTTTCGCCCTGCGGCAGCTTCGAGCGTTCCACGGTCTTGGTGACGGTGACGTCCTGGGAGAAGTAGGTGTTGGTCTCGAGGTCGGAGACGGCGACGCGGATCACGCGGCGTTCGTCGTCCTCGGAAATGGTGCTCGTCTCGGTGAGGATGTTGGTCATGTTGCGGATGGCCGCCTCGACGAAACGGATGCTCGGGCCTTCGATTCCCTTGCCGACGGGCTTGTGGTAAATCGCCACGTTGGCGAAGGAGGGCCGCTGCGCGTCCTTGAGCATGTCCTGGCGGACCTTGTCGAGGTCGCGGGGGCGGGCGAGGGCCATCTTGTAGCGGGCCTCGACGATGGCCTTCTGCTGGGCGGCCATGGCGACTGCGTTGTTCTCGGACGCGGACATTGCCACGGCGGGCATCATCTGCTGTTCAGGGGTGTTGACGGGTGCGATTGCGTTTTCCATTTTCTTGTTCCTTTTTTGTTGATTGTTCGTCTAAAATCCCTTGGCCGTGATCCGGAGCGACCTTGCGCCGAACTTGACGGACGTGTGGCGGTTGACGATGTCGGCCTTCGCCTCGGGGGCAAGCCCCGCGAGAAGTTCTGCGGCCACCGCTTCCCAATCGGTCACGCTGGAATCCTTGTTGTTCTTCCAGGTACACCATCCGGGAACGACCGTGGCGTCGCCCATGAAAATCTTGATGCGGTTGGCGTATTCCTCCTTCTTGGCCTTGGCCTCCTTCTCGGCGGCCCCGGCGTCCTTGTAGGCCTTGATGTATGCCTTGACGTCGTCGTCGGCTTCCTTTTCCTTGTCGTCGACGCCCTTGCCGAAATGGTCCTTGATGTAGATGGAGGTGCCTTCGTCGCCCCCGGCCTCGGGCATCGCGCCGGACGCGATGGTCTCGAAGAGCTCGTCGGCGGCGTCCACGATCCGGCGTGCGAGTTCCCCGTCCCATTCCATCTGGTAGATGTAGAAGTCCTGGCCCGCGAACATCACCGCGAGGTGTGCGAACCTTGCGCCCGTTACCATCATCTGCACCTGCAGCTGGGTCTTGTAGTATTCGGGGAAGTCGGAAGTCCAGGCGTCGCCCCATTTTTCGTTCTTCCAGTGGATGTTCTTGGCGTCCACCGGGATTCCGAGGGTGTGGTTCCATCCGTCGAGGGATGCGCCGAGGCGCGGGAAATTGTCGCTTGTGTGGAGGTCGTAGCCGTCCATGTGTTCGACCTTCGCGTCGGTGTCCTCGGCGTACATGCGGAGGATGGCGGGTTCGAATGCGAGCCCGGCACGCATCGCGGCGGTCTGCGCGAGGGGCGTCCCCTGCCCGGTCTTGTCGAGCCACACGTTGAACTTGGAACCGAAGGGGGAGATTCCGAGCAGCTGGGCCGCGTCGGTTCCCGTGACGTAGTGCTTTCTCTTTTCGAGCCATGCGGCCTTGTCGGATGTTGCGTTTCTTTCGATGAATTCCATTTTTAGTACTCCACCTTGAGGTTGTTGATTTGACCCTTGAGGATGGCCTTGACCACCTCGCGGGCCGCGAGTTCGTATTCGTTTTGCGTGAATCCTTCGAGCTTGGTCGCGATGAGTCTCGCGATTTCGGCGACGATGGCGTTGTTGACGGCCTTCATCTCGGGCGTGAACCTGGAGCCCGCCTGCTGCGGCTGCGCGGGCGCCTGTGGCGCTGTCGGCGCGGGGGATGGGGAAGGGGCGGGCGCGGGAATCGGCGGGCGCACGGGGGCGTTTGCGGGGGCCGTGGGGGCCGCCGCGGCCTTGCCCTGCGCGAAGCCCTCGGCGCGGGCTTCTTCCTTGATTTTGTTTTCGCGGATGATGCGGTCGGCTTCTTCCTGGTTCTTGCGGAGCTTGTCGAGCTCTTCGGCGTCCTTCTCGCGCTTCTCGGCGGTGGACTTGAGCAGCTCGAGGGCCTTGGTTTCCCCGGCGATTGCGGCCTTCGCCTTTTCCAGGCTCTCGTGCCACTTTTCCTCGGTGAGCGGGATTTTCTTGACGAATTCCAGCTCCTTCGCGATTTCCCCGGAGGAGGCGTTGGCAAGGCGGAGGTGGATGCCCTTTATTCCGTCGATTTCGTCCTCGCGGTTCTCGATTTCGGTGACGGGCCTGCGGATGTCGTCCTGCAGGGCCTCGAGCCTTTCGCGCAGGTTCTTGCGGTTGGCGTCGATTTGTCCGGGCAGCTTCTTGAGTTCGGCGACCACGTCCTTGCCGATGTCGTCGATGCGCTTCTTCACGCTCGCGACCTGTCGGGCGCAGCTCTTTATTTGCGAGGCGCCTTCCTTGGTGAGGGGGTCGGCGACGAGCGCCCGTGCCATCTTCTCGACGTGTCCGTAGAGGGCGTCGAGCTTTTCGGCATCGAGGAAGAACGCCTGGAGGTCCTTTTTCTCGACGACGAGGACGGAGTAGTCGGTATCGACAATCAGCGCCTCGGTCGTCGTCTCGGTTGTTTCTTTTGTTTCCTTTTTCATGGTCTTGTTCCCTTTTTTTGTGTGTCGAATTACTTGTCGAGAATTTCCGCGAGGGCGAGCCCCATGCAGTATTCCAGGTCGCGGCGGGTGGATTCCACCCCGAGTTTCGAGACCTTGTAGGCCTTGATGTCCGCGTCCGCTGGTTCCCTGCCGTCCGCTACGGCCTCGGCGATTGCGACGGCGCAGCGGTTGAGTTCCTTGCAGGCTCCGTCGTGCGCCCGGTTGAGGGCGTCGATGTCGTTCATCGTCATGCTCATACGCAGAGCTCCAGGTAGCCCGCGACACAATATGCCGCGAGGAGGAGGAAAACCGCGAGGCCGCCGAGGACGATGTCCTTCATCGTGAATTGCTGTCCTTCGGGCTTGTACTCGTTGAACATCACGCCGGAGTGGACCTCGTCCGGTGCGGGGATGTTCCTTTCGAACTTTACTTTCTGCATCTAGGATTCTCCTTGTCGGTTCCTTGCCGTGAGCCTTGCCCTGCAGAACCGCTTGCAGGCGCCCTTCCAGTTCTTGATTTTCTCGCCGTTGCGCGTGAGCCCGCCTCTATCGGTGACGGACATTTCGTACCAATCGCGTGCGTCGGCCTCGTCGAGCCCCTCGACCCGAGCGAAGTCGTAGAGCTGCTGGGTGGTCGGGAGCGTCCCGGTCGGCGCCGGGATGGCGGCGCCCCTGGACCTCGCGCTTGCGATGCCGCCGAGTCGTCCGGCCTCCGCCTTCTTGTTGGCGAAAGCCTGGGCCTCGTCGATGACGCGGTTGGCGAGCTCGCAGCCCGACCCGTTGTCACCCATCATGAGCGCGTTGGCGAATTCCATGAGCCATTCCCAGCCTTTTTCCGGATTGTCCTTGAAGGAGTAGACCTCGCGGACAAAGTCGAAAATCGGCAGCTTGACCCATTTAGGCGTCCAATCCATCGGAACCTCCCGATGTTTCCGGCTCCTTCTGGTTGTCGCCGAAGGCCCTCACTATCGCCTCGGTGGCGATGTCGATGATACCGTCGGGTTTCGTGGTGTTGATTCGCGCCTCGGACTCCCGTTTGAGGATGTCGTACGCGGCGGGCTTGATTCCTATGGTCTTGATTTTTCTTTCTGCCATGTTCGCGTTCCAACTAAGTTGAAAAATTCCAATTTTCTTGAGGAAAAAATACAACTTATTTGAAAAAAGTCAAGCCCCGTTTTCAAATAACTTGAAAATAATTTGAAAACTTTTGATGATTTTTTAAATTTTTACCCATGTTCGACGTCAAGAAGTTTAACGACCGCCAAGGCTGGACGATAAAGGACCTGGCGAACCGCCTGTTCGAGAATGGCGGGGAATCCCGCGTCGGCATGTGGAAATCGGGCGATTCGAACCCGCGCTACGAGACCATCCTCAAGCTGATAAAGCTGGGTGCAACGGCGGAGGAGCTGTTCGGAAGGGAGTACGCTGAAATCCTTCTCGGGAATTCGGCGGCGTCGCCCCTTCCTCCAATCCCGCCCGGGATGGATTCCCCGGAATGGCGCCAGGGTATGCTGGAGGCGCTGACGGACCTGCAGCGCAGGGGCTACATCAGGGACGTCGTCGTGGAAGGTGTCGAAAAAGAAAAGGACGGCCCGTAGCCGTCCGTCTTGAATATTTTCCTGGACCGGATTTTTGTCCGCAATCTACGCGGGTCCGTCCTCCTTGGAGATTTCGTTCGATACGAGCGTGATGCTCGACGCGAGCTGTTCGGCGTAGACGTCCCTCATGTTCTCGATGGCTCCGATGGTGGTGTCGAGGACGTCCTTGTCGGCGATGCCGCGTGCGCGGTCGCTGTTGGCTGTCCGGACGCAGACCTTGAGCCATGCGACGACTTGTTCGAGGACGATGCGCTTGCCCTTGCAGATTCCCATCTCGATTTCCTTGAAATGTTCTGCGGCGACGGAGCGCCCGTCGTTGAAGGCGGACTTGTATTCTTCGTGTGTCATTTATCTTCTCCTTGGGGTTTCAAATCTCCGATGTTGCGCCGGACCTGCGCCAGCGCGTCGATCATGATGTCGAGCATCTCGCTCCTGGGTTTGAGGTCGCCTGCGGTCGAAGGGTACGGCTTGCCGAAAAGTTCCTCGACGGTCATCCCCATCTCGAGCAGCTCCGCCTCGGTCTGGTGCGTGGGGTACCTTTTGCCCTTCGCCCACATCGAGACGGTCCCCTTCCCGACGCCGAGCCTGCGGGCCAGGTCCTCCTGGGACTTTATTCCGACGCGGTCGATGAATTCCTTTATTTTTATCGGTTGCATGCCCCAAATATAGTAACGGATTCTACAAAAAGTGAACTTTTGACGAAAAAATATCGTTTGGCGTGAATTTTTCGGACAAAAAGTTATTATCTTTCCCGGCGGAACAACAACGCAAACGGAAGGATGCCCGAATGAAGACCGTCGCCTACATCTACACCCTCCTCGTCAACGTGGCGAACAAGACGATAACGCCGGAGCAGGCGCTCGAGATGATTCGCCAGCTCCTTTCCCTCTAGAAAAAAAATGGTCGACCTTTGCTTAGGCATTGCTTAGGCATTGCTATAGCATTGGTTAAGCATTGCTTGAAGCAGTGCTCAACGGTTGCTCAAGCCACTCAACACTCATCACTCAACACTCAACACTCAACACTCAACATTCAGCAATCACCATTATATTTTTAAAACCCTCATACTCAGCTCATGTTTACGTAGAATTCCATTAAATGAATTATGCCCTTTGCGGGGCGGAGCCGACGCCCGGTAATTTTTTTTCGGGACCACGCTTGCTTTCCCAGGCGTTTTTGTTTACATTCGTGGCGTAACCATAGGAGGTACCACCATGAAAAAGCTCTTCATTGCAATTCTTGCGCTCGCCGCATTCGCTTTCGCGGCCCCGAAGTGCGACTACGACGCGAAGATTGCCGCATTCGAGACGAAGATGGGGATAGCCGACAAGATGGTCGGCGCAAAGAGGGTCGTGATGAAGGATGACGGGGAAGACCCCGTCGTGATAGGGAGGAAGTCCCAGCCAATCAAGTCCGGGCCGTTCTCCGGACTCGTGCAGATAGAGAAGTTTGTGTTCGATGGTTGCGTTCTGTCGTATGTCCTGATGGACAAGCAGAACCCGTCTACGAAGGAGTATTCCCATAGGGGAGCCGCACACTTGAGGAAGGACGGGAGCCTCAAGGCCGTCTGCACGGGAGAATTGCCCATGCTCACCGCGAAAAGCCCCTTTGACGGGACGTGGGCGCCCAACGAGGACTGCAAGTGCTACGACGATTTCGGAGCCTCCAGGCCTTTCGGGAAGTCCGGATGCCTCGACGGCGATGACGTCCAAAGGCTCAACGAGTCCAACGCGAACTCCGGCGGCGGTATCCTAGGCGACATCATGAGGAACGGGAAGAAGGTCAAATAGCCGTCTTGCACAACCTGTAACGCTACGCACATTTTGCAAACGGGAGCCCCCCGCATTCGCGGTCGGGGCTTTTTCCGTATTTTATGCACGGGCCTAGTTTTTCGTACATGCCCGAATCAAAATCACAGAACAAGACCCTCTATTGCATCGTCACGCAGCCCATCGACCCATCGATGGTTAAGCCCGACATGAACACCTATTCCCCAAAGGAGCTGGCCGCGAAGGAGAACACCTCGACCACCTCCGTCTACTCCTGGATTGAGCAGGGGCTCCCCGTCATGCGGCGAGGCGAGAAGGGGAACATCCTAATCCACTACCAGGACTACATCCAATGGATGATCGACTGCGCATACCATGAACGCAACGTCCGCGACATACCCTCGTGGGCTTTCCGTTTCGTAAAGTCGACGCAGCCGAAAGTCAAGCATTGCGACCCGAAAAACCCGGACCAGATATCCCTTTTCTAGAGAAAACATGGTTTTTTGCGGTTTTGCACTGAAAAAAAAGTCGTTTAACGATAATTTGCACAGGGAAAGCACGAAAAATGTCGAGTCTAGATAACCTTCGACCGAGAATCACGAAAGAGAACGCACGCAGAATGCAGGAACTTTCGGTAAAGAAACGCCTGGAAAACAACCAGAAGCGGCACCTGCTGATTGACGCGGGACGCGAAATCTTCAACTCCAAGATGGACGTCTCCGAGAAGGTCCGGCAGAACGCGGCAGCCCTCGGGTACAAGCTCGGCAGGAAGGGTACCTTCGGCGAGATTGCGATGCTCACGATGATTCAGAAGGCCATCAAGGACGGCAACAGCAAGGCGTTTGTCCAGCTCGCGCAGCTCGCCGGGATGCATTTCGACCAATCGCCCGAGGCCCTCGGCAGCAAGGACAACCCGATACACGTCGAGGCGGCGACGGTCGCCCCCGAGCAGGTCAAGGAGATATCGGAGGCCCTGGAGGGCGATTGCTAGACCTCGACTTCGAGAACGGACTGGCACCGGAGGTCCGGGCCGTACTCACGTCGAAGCTGCTGACGGACTTCGAGTTCTTCACGCGGTTCTTCTTCAAGCAACTGACCGGGCGCAAGTTCGTGAAGGCGCCGCACCACAGGCTCATCGCCGACAAGATGAAGGCCGTGGCGCGTGGCGACATCCGGCGCCTGATAGTCAACATCCCGCCGCGCTACGGCAAGACCGAGCTCTGCGTGAAGATGTTCATCGCCTGGTGCATGGCGAACAACCCGCGTGCGAAATTCATGCACCTTTCGTATTCGGATTCGCTCGTCAAGGACAACTCCGACTACATCCGCGACATCATCAAGCTCCCCGCGTACCAGTACCTGTTCCCGGCCACGGAGATTTCGCAGAAGACCGACTCCAAGGAGAAGTGGTACACGACGTCCGGCGGCGGCCTTTACGCCGTGTCGACGGGGTCGCCCATCACGGGTTTCGGCGCTGGCGACTTCGGCGACCGCCAGTATCAGGGAACCGGGTCCGACGCGGACGGGTTCGGCGGCGCCATCATCATCGACGACCCGCTGAAACCAGCCGACGCCATTTCCGAGCTCAAGAGGGAGCGCGTCAACAACCGCTACAACAACACGATTTCGTCGCGTGTCAACAATCCGGGCGTGACCCCCGTAATCCTCATCATGCAGCGCCTGCACGACCACGACATGGCCGGGTTCCTCATGGACGGCGGATCCGGCGAGCCCTGGGAGGTCCTCTCGCTCCCGGCCATCAACGAGGACGGCACGCCGCTGTGGCCCGAGAAGCACTCCATCGAGCAGCTGGAGGCGATGAAGGCGGCGGACCCGGAAACATTCGCGTCGCAGTACATGCAGTCGCCGATGGTCGAGTCCGGGAACATCTTCAAGCGCGAATGGTTCAAGTTTTGGGACGAGAAAAACCTGCCGAGGATTTTCGACCGCGTTTTCCAATCCTGGGATTTCACGTTCAAGAAGACGACGAACGCGGACAACATCTGCGGCCAGCTGTGGGGGCAGAAGGGCGCCAACTACTACCTGCTCGAGCGCGTGTGGGGCAAGAAGACGTTCCGCGAGTCGCTGCGGGCCATGATGATGATGACCGAGAACCACCCGGAGGCCATCGCCAAGTACGTGGAAGCGAAGGCCAACGGCGAGGCGGTCATGGACATGCTGAACGAGCACGTGTCCGGAATTATCGGGGTCAACCCGACGGAATCGAAGCTGGCCCGCGCACACGCCGTGACGCCGCTTTTCGAGGCTGGCAACGTCTACGTGCCGGACCCGTCCATCGCGCCGTGGGTCATGGAATACATCGACGAGCTCACCAAGTTCCCGAACGCGACGCACGACGACCAGGTGGACGCCACCTCGCAGGGCCTTTCGCAGACGTGGCACCGGAAATCGCTGTGGGACCTTATCTAGGCGCCCAATTTACAAGAATTTCATTAAAACGGCTCCAGCGCCGAATCGCGGTGTAACTTTGAGGCAATTATGGCTGAAACGACGAACGACACCCAGAACGACCTTTTCTACCTCTCCGACGGCGCATACGCCAATTTCGTCACGGGGCTCGGGGACCCGCGAATGGACAAGGACGAGCACACCAGGATAGTGTGCGGGGTGTCCTTACCCAACTACGACGCCCTCGCGGCGCAGTACGTCAAGGACGGCGTCGTCAAGAAAATCGCACGCGGCCCTGCAGTCAAGGCCCTCAAGACCCCCATCGTCATCAACGACGACAAGGAGGACAAGACCTACAAGGCCCTGTCCCGGCTCGGCTTTTTTCGGGCTTGCCGTAATGCCGGGACGTGGGCTCGCCTTTTCGGCGGCGCCCTCGTCGTGACCCTTTTCGAGGGCGAGGAAGAAGGCAAGCTCGAGGAAGAGGTCAGCAAGTCCGCGAAGGTGGCCGGATACCGCGTCTACACGCCGGGCAGAATCATGCTCACCGAGTCCGACATCTGCAACGACGTGAAATCTCCCTGGTTCGGCAAAATCGAAAGGTTCCCCGTCCAGGTGCGAAACGGCTCCATCGTCCACATCCACGCCAGCCGCTGCCACATCTTCAAGGGCGTCGACGCGCCCGACCTCATGGATACCGACATCCGCACCTACATCTTCGGCGTCTCCGAAATCGACATGGCAAACGTCGGCATCAAGAAGCTGCCGCCAGCCTTCGGCGCCATCTCGAACATGCTCCAGGAGAACGGCCTGTCCGTTTTCTCCATGAACGGCTTCTCGCAGATGCTTGCCCAGGCGGACGGCATGCAGAAGGCCCGCGAACGCATGAGCCTCGTCAAGATAGGGATGTCCACCATGCGTGCCGTGTTCCAGGACAAGGAAGACTCCTTCGAAATGAAGTCGCATTCCATGGGCGACGTACCGGAATCGGTAAAGATGCTCATGGCCTACCTCTCCGGCCTTACCGACATCCCGGTTTCCATCCTTTTCGGCAACATGGTCTCCGGCCTCTCCAGCACCAACGACGGCGACATCCGCCAATACAACGACATGGTGGAGCAATGGCGCAACGACTGCCTCTACGAGCCGATGGTGGATATGCTGACCGAGTTCCGCAACCGCAACGAGGGCAAGCAGGGAATCCAGGATTTCACGTTCGGCGAGCTTTCGCAGAGCACCGAGTCCGAGAAGGCCGACCTGTTCGAGAAGCGGGTCAACAGCTGCAAGACGCTGTTCGAGATGGGCTCGATGACCCCGAAGGAGGCACGCAAAAACCTGATCCTGAACGGCGGCACGAGCGAGATTTCCGTCAATACCGAGACACCGGACGGGGCGCAGACTCCACCCGCGCAAGCAAACGCGGAATAAACCGCAAAGGAAACGAAATATGCAAAAGAACGACTTTTTCGAACGCTACTGCATGGACCGCCGCCAGACGGGGCAGCTTGCTATTGGCTCCGGTGCGATTGGCAAGAATGGAGTGGGCTTCAAGATTGACCCGAATGTTTCTCCGGATTGGAAGCGTAAGCTGCGCGAGAATACAAAGTTCGGCCAAAAGACGGACATCCTTTCTCTCCCCAAGGAGGCAAGGGCTGCATACGAACAGTGGAAACTGAACGAGACCCGCATCGAAAAGAAGAAGGCTGAAATTGCAAAGGCCACGAAAGAGTTGGCCGAGTTCGAAAAAAAGAGGGCCTCCTTGTATAACGCATATCTCAAGTTGAGGTAAAAAAAATGAAAATCGAGCAGCGCAAGGCAGTCAAGACGGAATCCGGGCGTGCCTCGACATTCTAGAATTCCGTTAGTCGCTCACTACGGTTAAAATGACGCCACCTGGGTTCGCAGCCCAGGTGGTTTTTCTTTTTGTCAACCCCAATTTATAAGAATTTCACGAAAAACGGCTCCGGGGCGTTCCGGGGCCTAATTTTGTGTTCATTATGAGCACGACCGCAGAAATCAAGCAGAAATATTCCCTCGACGGCTCCGTCTCCGTGACGGTTGACCTCGAATCCATGCGCGATGGCGCGAAATCCACCCTCAACGAAACCGAATCGCTCGTGAAGGACGCTGGAAGCGAACCGAAGTCCGAGTGGTTCAAGCACCGCACGCAGCGCATGGCCGCCGACGTGAAGGAGCAGAGGCGCAAGGTGGCGCTCGCGCAGAAGTACATCGACGAAATCAACGGTATGCTCGACAAGGCTGGCGAGAACATCGCGAAGGTGAAATAGCCCATGGCCGCCGAAACACTCAAGAACATGGCGACAGCCGCAGCCCTGGTGGCGCTCCGCAAGAAGTACAACCGACCCGCTCCGGAACCGAAGAAGAAGGACGACGGCGAGGCGGAAACGGGAAAGCTCGTGGACCAGCTGAACGCCGCGAAGGTGTCGCTCAACGCCGTGGTCGACCGCATGATCGCCCGCGCTGGCAAGGGCGGCGTCTCCAACGCAGAACTTATCAAGACAACCGCGAAGCTGCAACAGCTCGCGAAGACAATGGGGTAAACCATGAACAAGATTTCCCTGCTCGAAAAATACTGCATCGACGCGTCCGAGCCGACCAAGGCCGACGTCGACAGCTATTTCAAGAACGAGCGCGAATTCAACCAGCTCGTCGCAAAGACCGACCGCAAGGTTTCCCAAAAGTCCGCGAAGGGCCTGCTTGACAAGGTCAAGAAGCTCTACATGGATTTCGTGAAGAACGGCCCGAAAATCAAGGCGATGGTCGAGAAGGGGATGCTGGGCCGTTTCATTGACGACTACAACCGCCTGAACGGGCGCTGGAAGAATCAGTACCAGCTCGCCTCGCGCTTCTTTGTCGCGGCGATGAAGGGAAAGGACACGGACGGCATTGTCTAAAAATGAGGTAAAAAATGACTCTCGAAGATATCAAGGCCAAATACGGCGTGACGCAGAGTGACGCGGCACCGGAGGTGTCGAAATTGGCTGCCGCATGGGACAAGGCTTTCAAGGCTTGCCAGGCCGAGCAGCAGAAAAACGGCGTGCTGAAAAAGAACTCCCCGGCTGTAAGGAATCTCGCTGCCGTCTACAAAAAAATCGAATCGGCGACCGAGGAATTCAACCAGCTGCTCCGCAAGGCTACCTACGCCAACGTGGGCGGCGGCATTTCTGTCATGAACATGGTTTAAAATCCCGAATTCATAAGAATTTCACGATTTCCCCTTTGAAACAACAAGCAAGCGTAGATTTGGCGAAAAGGAATGAAAGAAATGTTCCAGCAAGACATACAGAAGTTTGACGTCAACGTGCTCCACAAGACCCCGGAAGGCTACTACCAGGGCAACGTGGTCTGCACGGGTATCGGTGTTTTCCGCTACCTCGACCAGAACAAGAAGTTTGTGCAGCGCCTCCGCGACGTCGACGACGTCAAGGCGGCCACCGCTTCCATCAACTGCAAGCCCATCACGCTGCAGCACCCCAACAAGCCCGTGAACGTGAACAACGTCAAGGACCTCCAGGTCGGCATGACCGCAAACGACGCCTCTTTCGACGGCCTCAACAACCGCGTCACCGTGACCATCACGAACAAGGACGCCATCGACGCCATCGACAGGGGCGACGTGAAGGCCTTCTCCATGGGCTATCGCTGCTCCGTCATCGATAACGACGGCGTGTGGCAGGGCGTGCACCACGATCAGCAGCAGAAGGATATCGTCTACAACCACCTCGCCCTCGTGACCAAGGGTCGCGCAGGCGACAAGGTTAATTTCACGGTCGGCGACTCCGCAGAATTCGCGGACTTTTTCGACATGGCCGACCCGGAAGATGGCGAAACGAAACCTACGGAAGACGGGAACGAATATCAAGACGGGCAGCCCGTGGTCGTCAACGACGGAAAGGGCAGCCCGGACGTGATTTTGAACGACAACAACCATAACCAGGAGCAATCCATGAAAACAATCCAGCTCGACGGCGTAGACTACCAGGCCGACGAAAAGGTCATCGAAGCTCTCCAGGCTGCGCAGAACGACGCGGCCACGAAACTCGATGAAATTCAAACTCTCCTGAGTGCCGTGGACGAGAAGGACTCTCAAATCGCGGACCTCCAGGAAAAGCTCGACACCGCCAATGACGAAATCGACGAATCCGTTATCGACGCCGCCGTGAACGCCAAGCTCGAAATCCTCGACGCTGCGCGTGCCGCTGGCATCGAATGCGAATCGTCCGACGACGTCTCCGACCTCAAGCGCAAGGTCATCGCTGCCGCATTCGACAGCATCGACCTCGACTCCATCGAGGACGAGTCCAGCATCAACGCCCTCTTCGCAAGCGCCAACAAGGTTCTTGCAGACCGCGCCGAAAAGGCCGACCAGGAAGATGGCTGCGACAAGGGCAAGGGCGGCAAGGGCGGAACCAAGAAGAATCCCGCCAGCCAGCTCGACGGAGCCCGCGACGGCGCCGAAGAAGAACAGTTTGACAACATGTCCGACAAGCTGCAGAGCGACATGATCGCCCTCTCCAACGGACTCAAAAAGAAGGAGGCCTAATCATGGCATTTACCGCAGAAGACTATGGCCGCAGCGTAGCAGCTCCGGGCCTCATTTTCCCTGACCAGCCCTATTCCACCGTCTCCCGCTGCATGGCCGAGGCGTCCTCTTCCGAGGGCGGTTTCCCCGTGTACGGCAAGGAAGGCGAAGACGTCAAGGGTTACGCCGAAAAGCCCGCCGAAGGCGGCTTCTTCCTCGGCATCGCCCAGCGCATCCAGACCCGCGACGAATATCCCGTCGGCACTCCGGTCACCGTTGTCACCAGCGGCATGATTTGGGTCTCCGTCGGCGGCGACGTCAAGTCCGGCGAGGGTGTCGGCATCGACGCCTCCGGCAATTTCGTGGCGTTCGCTGGCGAAGCTACAGGTTCCTTGACCGAGGTCAAGGGTGGCAAGTTCATGTCTACCGCACCGAGCGGCTCCTACGCCGTTGTCGTGCTCAAGTAAAAGGAGAAAAGCACAATGGCTAACATTCTCGACCAGTACGACGGCGATACGCTCAACAGCCTGCGCCGCGACTTCAACCAAATCGAAAAGGAGGCCTACGACCTCCCCCGTGAAAACCTCGACGCCATCATGTCCGCACCCATCAAGGGCGGCATCAGCAAGGGCGCCCAGACCTACACGGTCCGCACCATCACCAAGCTCGGCATGGCCAAGGTCATCTCCGCCGATGCCAAGGACCTCCCGCCCGTGTCTCTCGCCTTCAAGAAAGATACGGTCGAAATCCACAACGTTGGCGCTTCCTACAAGTTCACGAACGAGGAACTCGACGGCGCCGCCTTCGCTGGCATCCCGCTGGAAGCCCTCGACGCACGCGCAGCCCGCCAGACCATCGACGAGAAGATTGACGAAATCATCTACGTCGGCGAGAAGGATTGGGGCCTGCAGGGCCTTCTCACCAACCCGAACGTGACCCGCTCCGTTGCCGCTGACAACGCCGCTGGCACCTCCAAGAAGTGGAAGGACAAGACCCTCGACGAAATCACCAAGGACATCCAGACGATGGTGGACGCGGTGTTCAACGCCACCAAGGGTCCGCGTGGTTCGGGTACCGTCACTCCGGACACCCTCAAGCTGCCGCGTGAAGCCTACACCAGCCTCACCACCCGCACCAAGGGCGTCGACTCCGACGTGACCTTCCTCAAGGCCCTCCAGGACCGCTTCGCCCCGCAGGGCATCAAGTCCATCGAATGCTGCAACTCCGCCGACGGCGTCGGCGTGATCAACAACGCCCCGGTGGGCCGCGCCCTTCTCTACAAGAAGGCCCCGGAGAACGTGTTCTCCATCCTTCCGGTGGTGTTCAAGGTCCTCCCGGCCCAGTACGTCGGCCTGTCCATCATCTACAACTGCGTCGCCCGCACGGGCGGCACGGCATGGCGTCGCCCGACCACGGGCGTCTACATGGACGGCGTGTAATCCTGCTTGATTCTTGTTCCCGAACTCCTATGGGGTTGCCGTACATCTGCTTCGGCGGGTGTGCGGTTTCCCATGGGAGTGCCTTTTTGAACTTTCGATAAACCCAAAAGGACCATAGGAGGTCGAATTATTATGAAAATCGTAATCAACAATACCACAGCCGCCATCTACGCGTGCGGCAAGCTGCTCGTTCCGGGTACCAACGTCCTCGAGGACAAGGAATTCGACGCCGAGAAGGACGACGCCAAGGCGTTTATTTCCGGTGGCGAACTCACCGTCAAGGACCCCGACAAGATGAACGACTCCGACAAGAAGAACGCCGTCGAGAACGTCACGACCCGCGATGCCGTGAAGGGCCTCAAGAAGGCCGTCAAGGGCATCGACACTACCGCTGCCGAAAAGAAGCTCGACAAGTTCGACGAGCAGCTGAAGAAGGGCGCATAAGGAATCCGGGCATGGCGGCAACGGAACAGGACATCTTGAAGGCCAAGCGGTTCATGACCGCCGAGCTTTCCAGCAACGCCCGCGTGGACGTGTGGCTCGAGATGGCCCAGCTCCGCGTGGACAAGGCCTATTTCGGCGATGCCTACCCGTTGGCGCTCTGCTACCTGGCCTCGCACGTCGGCACCCTCGAAACGAGGGGCGGCGGCGACGAGGTCGGTTCCGTTTCCTCCAAGTCCGAAGGCGGGCTCTCCGTATCCTACTCGGCTGCTGGCGGCGGAACGAACGACGACCTCCTGCAGACCACCTACGGGCGGTCGTATCTCGACTTGCTGAACTCCAAGCGACCGCTGCCCGGACTCACCGGGGCCTTCGGCTTCGGAATGTGCAGGGGGTTCTAGGCCATGGCGACCCTTTTCAACAAGCAGTTCCGCTACATCGAGCTGAAGGACGGCCATTACGAACACGGCGACTACGTGCATGGCTCACTGACCGTCGACAAGATGGTCCACGGCACGATTCAGAGCGCCACCTACAAGGAGCAGATTCCAGCCGTAACCGGAACCCGCAACACCGGGAACGTGGACATCTACTCGTCCGAAATGCTGACCTGCCGCACCCATGGGGGGAATGACGGCGGGTACGTCAATTTCGGCGGGAAAATCTACCAGCTCGTTTCGGAGCAATACTACCCGCACCTGCGGGGAATCGAACATTGGAAATACGTCGCTGAAATGGTCCCTGCGGAGGAGGTGCCGCAGGCTGTAACGGAGGCTTTCGCTGCATGACCCGTAACGAGCTCCTGACCATTCTCTGCGACTACGTGACGGACGAGCTCGGCATCGTCTGCATCAAGGGGCCGAGCAACAATCCGGCACCTGACGCCAGGCCCTACGTGACCGTCTACCTGCAGAATGTCCGCCAGGTCGGCGACCGCTTTATTCCAGGCCCCGTGCGTGGCGCACAGGCCCCGATTTTTATCGACGGGGGGAACGCCCCGGCTACCGGAAACGCGGCCACAGGAGACGTCCCTGCGAAAAAATACAAGGCCGTCATGCAGGTGGCCAACGTGCAGTTCTACGGCGTGGAGGACGACGGGGAAGCTCTCCGCAAAATCCGCAACGCGCTTCAGTCCGACGAGTTCGACGCCTACGTCGCCGCCCACGTGGAAACGAGGGATGACGGCGATGACGCCGGATTCGCAGTCTGGGAAATCGGCGACATCGTGGACAACGGGTTCCAGGACGGGACCTTCTACATCCAGCAGAAGACGATGGTGGCGGATTTCCAATTCTACGACTTTATCGAACACACCACGCCGAGAATGGAAAGCGTGGACGTGAGCTTGAACAATGAACAACCATTCCACGTAGAGGTAAACGATGGATAAACTTATAGACGAAATTGTGGAAGTGCGCGTGAGCGATGCCGTCGCCAGCGCAACAGCCACCAGCGTAAACACCGCCGCCGTAGTCGGCGTTACAGAAAAGCAGGGCGCCGCTACGCAGGTGCTCTATGACCAGGAATCCGTCGAGGACGCCTACGAAACCGGGACACGCCGCGTCGTGTTCCTCGAGCCGTCCGTCTCGACCGCCGCAAGCGGCGAGGTGCAGCTGAAACTCGGCGGCACCACTGTCGCTACCGCAAAGGTCAAGGGTGGCGACGACGCATCCACCGTGCGCTCCGTTGTAAAGGCCCTCGCCACGTCCTTCAACGCCGAAGGCTACACCGCCAAGGCGTCCGCAACGAAACTCACCATCACGTCCGAGGCATACGGAGCCACCGCAAGCGCTGACGGCGCCTTCACGGTCGTCTGGAACTCCACGGGCTTCTCGGGCTCCCCGAGCAACACCGACGGCACCGACGGCGCCGACATCGTGGCCGTCACCAAGGCCTTCTTCGAGGAAGCCGACAATCCGGGCAGGCTCGTCTGCATCCCCGTCGATGCCGACCCGACCGGATCCGAAATCGGCGACGTGCTCGACGCCGCGCTCGACATGGGCCGCGACGCCAACAACCGCGAGATTGATTTCTACAACGTCATCGTCCGCCTGGGCGAAGGCGCCACCTCTTCTTCCGTCGTTTCCCTCGCGAACGCCCTCGAGGAATGGTGCAAGACGAACTCCAAGCTGGGCCACATCGAAGTGCAGGACCGCGCCGTAGGCGAAGACGCCATGGCTACCCTCTCCGAAAAGCCGCTCTCCCGCGTCGCTATCTATTTCCACAAGGAAACGTCCGGAAAGAGCCTCGCGGCGGCCCTCGTGGCCGACCGCTGCGGCAACGACCCGGCTCGCGGCACCTGGGCGCACAAGACCCTCGCGTCCATCAAGGCCGACTCCACAAGCAAGGCCAACCTCAAGGACGCCGAGGACCTCGGCCTGAACGTCTACGTGAAAATCGCTGGCGTCGACCGCACCTATTTCGGCACCACGGGCTCCGACAAGGCCTTCATCGACTCCGTCGTCAAGAAGGACTGGCTCAAGTTCCGCACCCAGGAAGCCGTGTTCAACACGCTCGGCAGCGCCAACAACGGCGACGGCGTGGACTACAACGACTCCGGCATCCAGGCTATCGCCGCAGCCATGAACGGCATCTTCAACACCGCCATGGACAACGACCACCGCTACGTGCTCCCGGACTCCACGGACATCGAGGTCCCGAAATACGCGGACATTTCCGCCGAGGACAAGGCCGTGCGCAGCCTTCCGGACGTGAGGGCGACGTTCGAAATCCAGGAATCCATCCACACCGTCAAGACCATCGAACTCCAGGTGGTTCGCTAATAAGGGGAGGAAATCACAATGGCAACTACTACAAAAACTTGGAACCACAAGAACCTCATCATCAACTTTAACGGCGCCGCGATTACCGACCTCAACGGCGACGCGTCCGTCACCGCCGACGGTGAGCTGTGGGAATTCGTGGAAGGCCAGAACGGCTACGTGGAACGCTCCCTCGTGGAAAACCACCTCGCCACCGTTAACCTCCCTATCCACGCGACCAGCAAGCAGCTCGACATCTTCGCGCTTGCATCCATCGCCGACCGCAAGACGGGCGCAGGCCCGTTCCCGTTCTCGATGGTCCGCACCGACGGCAACTACAAGCTGCTCGGCACGGCCACCGTCATGAGCATCGGCAAGCCCGTCCGCGCCAAGTCCGCGCAGGCCCGCACCGTGACCCTCAAGGTAACCCTCGACGCTGAATACGAAGGAGCATAACCTATGGTCAATCTTGAAAAAGTCAAGGCTAAATACTGCATGGACGACGATGTCTCCAAAAAGCTCAATGCGCGGTTCCATCGCGCAGCGGCAAGGGGAGAAAAGACGTCCAAGGGCGAAAAGGCTAACTACGCCTTGAGCACCTACATCGCTAAGGCGAATTCTCAACTTGGGCGCCGTGTTCAGATTTACGAAAAGAGTAATTGGGACTCTCCAAACCCGACATTCGGAATCAACTGGGCCGCAATCGGCACTGTCAGCGTCCCGGAAACAAAGGCGTTCATTCAAAAGCTGCAACAGGCGGTTGAATTCATCCAAAAGGCGCCAAAAGCCTCCGGCGACAAGAGGAATCTGTACTAACAAGGAGTCCACATGGCAGAACAACCCTACAAGGAGATAGTTTCGGGAGACCACAAGTACCAGGTGTACCCCATCACGGGACGCCAGGCCTGCCACCTTGACCGCAAGGTCACGGACCTGGCGTACCAATTCCGCGATGTCGCAAAGGACAAGAACGACATGGGGATGATGATTCTCCACGCGTTCGCGGAAATGGAGGACTACAAGTTCGACGAAATCGTGGAACAGACCCTGGTAGAGGTGGTCCGTGTCGGCAACGAGGGCGAACAGAACGTGAAGGTCACGCCCGAGAACGTCTACGACTTTTTCGTGGGCGACCTCGACGGCTTCTACGGCCTGCTCATCCAAATCTGGGAGGCATACGAGCTCACCCCTTTCAAGAAAGCGAAAGTCGTGAACACTGGCGCCTGAATTACGAAAACCGTGTCGTCCAAAAAATGATGGAAGACGACAAGAGCGACTCGGACGGGTTGGGCGTTGTCGGTACTCTATCGGACGAGATGATAACCGAGGCGCTGTTCTGGCGCCTCGTTTGTAATTTGCGGCTTTCGCTGAAGGAGGTGGATTCGTGGACGCTCGGCGAGATGCGCAAGGCGGATGCCTACCTCTCGATGCAGAACGATTACAAGCGGATTTGGCCGACGTACTACGACCAAAAAAGGAAAGAAGAAGCCGAGGACGAGGACGAGGCCGAGGCGATTCTTGAGCAGGGAAAGAAAAAAGGGAAGGTATAGCAACTATGGCGATGTCCGAAGTATTCAATCTTGATTTCAAGTTCGGCGGGAACGCGGAGTTCCTCGTCAAGCTCGAATCGTTGCTCCAGCGCATCGACTCCCGCTTCGACTCCTTCGAGGACGACGTAAAGGAATCCACCGCAGCCACCG